CTTTCGGATATTTATGTTTACAACAATTTAATCTTGTAAAACCAGAGACATTAGGGCAGACTGGGTTTAGAATATACTAAGATTGCTAATCCTCATCATCATGTATCATTCCACTACAAAGAAAAAGAAGAAAAAGAAAAAAGGAGGCAAGAAACGTGGCGAATGTTCCTGTAAATAAAGCGTTATACTCTAGGGTAAAGGCAGAAGCTAAACGCAAATTTGCTGTTTACCCTTCAGCTTACGCTAACGCATGGCTTGTACGAGAGTACAAAAAGCGTGGTGGCACTTATCGCACAGGAACTAAGAAACGTGGCAAGAAGTAGCGGTGGCCTTACCCGTTGGTTCAAAGAAAAATGGGTAGATGTCAAAACTGGCAAGCCTTGTGGCCGATCAAAAGGCGAAAAAAGAGGCTATCCAGCTTGTCGACCCAGCAAACGAGTCTCAAGTAAGACACCTAAGACAGCTTCAGAGATGTCAAGTGCCGAAAAAGCAAGATTTAAGCGTGAAAAAACAGGAAGTAAGAAGATAAGTTATCAACATAGACGCAAAAAGAAGAAAAAATAGCTTTAAAAGTTGCAGTTTCAAGGTAATATAGGCTTAGATGTAATTTTTCACCAAAATCATGGCATTTTTTCGTGGCGAAGAAGGCTCTGTATCATTTGATAACGGATCTGGAACAGTTGGAGCTATAGCTTCTACAACAGCTTGGACTTTAGATGTAACAAAAGACACACTAGAGACCACTTCTCATGGTTCCACATCAAGAACCTTCGTAGGATCTCTAATATCTGGATCTGGTACAGTCGATCTTCTTTACACAGCAACATCAGGAGACGATACTGCTGAGATTATTAACGATGTGTTAACTACTGAAGATGATGGAACTGCTGCATTTAACCTTTTCCTAGATACATCAGGTTCTAAAAAATTAAGTTTTAACGGAATTATCACAGGAACTACGTATAGTTCAACAGTTGGAGATATAAATTCAGTATCAGTTAATTTTATAACTAACGGTGCTATTACCTCTGCTGTCTAATGCCTAAAGGATCTTATTCTCCTAAACAACGAAAGTTAGCTTCAGTAGCTCCTCCAAGAGACAAGATCACTGCTGCTGACTTTAAAAAGCTAAACGCTAAAAAGAAAAAGAGGAAAAAGAAGTGAAACTTACCACTCGCCAAAAAAATCTATTAGAAAAACATTCTGAACATCATAGTGCGAAGCACATGGAGTTTATGAAAAGGCGAATGAGAGCAGGAGACACTTTTACCCAAGCCCATAAAAAGGCACAAGCAAAGGTAGGCAAGTAATGGCTAAACGAAAAGGAGTAAGTCTGTCAGTCGGAAGAGGTGAAAAATCAAAGAAAGGTGGACTAACTGCAAAAGGTAGAGCTAAATATAACCGAGCTACAGGCAGCAACTTACAAGCACCTGTAACCGAAAAGAACCCTACAGGTAAAAGGGCAGCTAGACGAAAATCATTTTGTGCCAGAATGAAAGGAGTCAAAGGCCCAATGAAAGATAGTAAAGGCAGACCAACTAGAAAAGCATTAGCATTAAGGAGATGGAAGTGCTGAAATGACTTACGCAATCCCAGGACCAATACGAACTAACATTGTCTCATCTACTTCTGTAGGTGGGCCAGACAGTCCTTTCACTCGCACGAGGGCTGTCCTAGATATGATGAAGGGCTGGGAAATAATGAAAGCTGTAAGCGAAGGAACAGACTACCTACGAACAAATAGCGAAGCATTTTTACCTCTCGAACCAAGAGAAGATTACGATGCCTACTTAGCAAGAGTAAACAGAGCAGTATTTAGCCCTTTTACTCAGAGACTAATCAGAGCAGCAGCAGGTCTAGTGCTTCGCAAACCAATAACATTGACAGGCGATCCATACTGGACAGAGATGTTCAAGATGGATGTAGACGGTTGCAAATCAGATCTAGACGAATACGCAAGAAGAATATTGATGTGTTCTCTTACATACGGCCAAAGTCACATACTCGTGGATTATCCTGCACCATCAGGAGCAGTAAGCCTTGCAGAAGAACGCTCTCAAAACCGTAGACCATACTGGATTGAGATTGATCCTACAAATCTTTACGGATGGAGACTGGACAGAGAATCAAACTATGGAAACCTAGTCCAAGTACGTATAGGAGAAAAGGCTGTACTACCTGATGGACAGTTTGGTGAAAAGGTTTTCGATCAGGTAAGAGTAATCGAACCAGGAAAATACAGAGTATTCCGCAAGAAAGAACAGATAGAAGAAATGTATGACGTTTCTGACGGCAGCACTACAGGTCAGTTTGAAGTAGGTTCATCTGAGAAAGACTACAGACAGGTAGAATCGGGCAACTTTTCTCTTGGCGAAATACCATTAGTAACAATTTATTCTGGAAAAACAGATAATTTAGTCAGCAAACCACCTCTACTGGATATTGCGTACCTAAATCTTGCACACTTCCAGAGACAAGCCGACCTAATCCACAGTTTGCACGTTGCATCGCAGCCATTATTAGTGATGGAAGGTTATGACGACCAGACCAAAGACCTTGCTATATCTGTAAACTACGCAATGGCTACACAACCTGGCAACAAAGTTTACTATGTAGAGCCAGCTTCCAGTGCTTTTGACGCTCAATCAGCAGAAATAAAAGAGCTACAGATGCAGATGGCAACACTCGGAATCAGTACATTATCACAACAGAAATTTGTAGCCGAGTCAGCCGATGCCCGTAGACTAGATCGTGTAGACACCAACTCCATGCTTGCAATGGTATCTATGGAACTGGAGCAAAAGCTACAAAAAGCCTTCAATCTATCAGCAGAATATGTAGGAATTGAGCCACCAGAAGTAAAGATAAGCAGAGATTTTGATATAGAAAGACTAATTGGACAGGATATTACAGCTTTAACATCACTATTCGATCAACAAGTCATTGATAGAGAAGAATTTAGGGATATTTTAGTCCAAGGTGAAGTTTTACCAACAGCAAGTGAGGTCAAACCAGAATAAGCTGCTACAATATTAGATAAGTACTAATAAATTATGGCTGGATCACTAGACCATGTTCTGCAACCTGACGGAACATATAAATGGGAAGTAGTAGAACACAAAAAAGAAGCTGATGAAGCTCCTGTTGTCTGCCCTGCTCCAGAACCAAAAGAAACACCTAAGAAAGTTTCAAAAAAGAAAACTGACAGCCCAATCTCTGAATAATTAATGGAATTAGAAGAAAAAGTAATTCAGCCTGAGTCTGTGACCAACGCTGAACAGCCCGTGGCTGAAACTACTTCTCAACCACAAGCACCTAATCTTGATAGCATCAAGAAGCAATATGAAGAACAGGTAGCTGCTGCCCGTAAAGAAGCTGCCGAAGCACAGGAAAAATTCAAGGGCATCAAAGGTAAACTAGACGAAGTTTACAAACAGAAAGAAGAAAAGCGTACCAAAGACTTAGAAGAACAGGGTCAATGGAAAACTCTTTGGGAAGAGGCAAACAAAACTGCACAGGATAAAGATCAGCAGATAATAAGCCTGACTCAACAACTAGAGGATCTAAAAAACTCTAACGAATTAGCCTCTACAAAGACAACAGCTCTTGCAGCTATCAGTAATGCAAACGCTATAAACGCAGAGCAGATGCTTTCTTTGTTACAAAATAAGTTACAAAAGAACGCTGAAGGAAAAGTCGTTGTCCTAAACGGTGGAGTAGAACAAGACATAAACACCTATCTCACCAGTCTCAAAAATCCAGGTAGTGGATACGAACACCACTTTAAACCAAGCTCTGCTGCTGGTATGGGTGCAAAGCCAAGCCCAGTGGCAAATGCAGGTGGAGGTCAGGTAAACCCTTGGAAAACGGGCAATCTCACACAACAGATGATACTATTAGAACAAGACCCACAGCTTGCAGCAGTGCTCAAGCAAGAGGCTCAGAAATAGTTAGTCTCAGTGAGACTAATCCCCTTGTCTGTGACTAGGGTATCGCAAAATTAACACGGAGATCTGAATGGCTGCTCCATTTCAGAACTATTCGGGCGGTGTCCTACTAGCGGACATCGTAAAGAGAAATAATCTCAGCACATACGTTTCCGAAGCTATAAAAGAGCGTAGTGCATTTATCAAATCTGGTGCTGTTGTGCGTAACGCACTTCTTGACGCAACAGAAGGTGGAACAAGAATCCAAGTTCCAGAATTTAACCCAATCGCTCCAACTGAGGAAATCTTAGATGGTACAG